TTTAGTTACACGTATGCGGGGCTTAGTTTACTACTAAACAGTTCGTATAGATCCCCTCATATGTTACAACCTAGGCAGGGGACTCATGCGAACTAGCGTTAAACACAAGGAAACAGGAGAATGTCAGAGTCAAGAGACAGTGACACCCTAAAATCTCAAGAAAACACCCTAGAAGCCCAAGCAGAGGCTAGAAAAGAGATAAATTTACGTAAGAGGTCTAGGGGTAGACCTAAAAAGAAAGAAATATCAGCTAAGTCTAAGGGCAGTAGAGGGGTCCGTGGGCGTCCGAAGGGTGACGCCGCTATAATTAACGAGTACAAAGCTCGTATGTTAGCGAGTCCCAAGTCAGTTAAGGTACTAGAGACTATCTTTGAGGCCGCTCTGGATCACGACCACAAGAATCAAGCGGCGGCTTGGAAGTTAGTAATGGACAGGATACTACCTGTAGGTGCATTTGAGAAGGAGGTCACCAAAGATGGAGGACGAAGTGCGATCCAGATTAATATCACTGGGGTTGGAGGCGCAACAGTTGATTCTAGCTATCCAGAGAGTAGCACAATCGAAGGTGAACTCGTTGATTGACGAGGCTGAGTCTCAAGCAGAGCTTATGTTTTCTTACGTGAGGTCCAGAGTTAATTAATGAGACACTTCACCGTATCTGAATTTGACTGCCAACACACAGGCGAGAACAACATGGAACCAGAGTTCATGGAGTTAGTAGATGAACTAAGGGATCGGTGTGGTTTTCCTTTTGTTATCACCAGCGGCTTTAGAAGCCCTACCCACCCCATAGAAGCCAAGAAAGATGTACCGGGAACCCATTCGCAAGGAATAGCGGCAGACATAAAAATAACTAACTCTGCTCAGCGGTACACAATAATAAGAGAGGCGCTTCAGTTGGGCTTTACGGGTATAGGCGTCGCTGGTGACTTTATTCACGTAGACACACGGGGTTCTGCTCCTGTGATTTGGACTTACTGATGCTGTACACTAAGAACGCTAACGTAACAACCACAGACGTATTAACTATTACTACAATCCCTAGCGGTTACGTAGCCCACTGGACTATGTTATTCGTGAGCAACTTAGGTGGTTCTACTAACGGCGCTGGTATCTACGTAGACAAAGCAGACAGTACTCGTATAGACATCTTAGGTGGTGGTAACGTATCAGCTAAGGACTACGTTTTGTTAGACGGGTCTGCTGTATTTGTTCTTCAGGCTGGTGACGCTATCAAAGCGTACACTACATCTGCTGGAGACATGGAGTTTGTTGTAACGTTTGACTTGTTGGAACAACCAGCAGTATTTGTAAACTTTAACGGTGCGTAAAAACGATGATTACATTCATAGGGGCTGATTGGTGTCCTGCTTGTATGAGAACCAAGAAAACCCTAAAAGAACTCAACATGGATTTCAAGTACGTAGAGATGCCTCCCGGTAAAGCAGGGTGGGACTTAGTAGAAACCATGACAGGTAAACGATCTATACCACAAGTATTCTACCACTTCGGTGGATCAAAGGACTTTACGGAAGCACTACAGAGTTTACAGTTAGTTGACTGATCTAAACGTACAACTGTTGCCGTGGCAACAAGAGGTCTACTCTGATCCTACTAGGTTCAAAGTAGTAGCCGCTGGGCGAAGAACAGGGAAGTCTCGCCTAGCCGCTTGGATGTTAATTATTAACGCCCTACAGTCCGACAAAGGACACGTTTTTTACGTTGCGCCCACCCAAGGGCAAGCCCGTGACATCATGTGGCAAACCCTGTTGGAGCTAGGACACCCTGTGATTGCAGGATCACACATAAATAACTTGCAGATCAGGCTGGTCAACGGGGCCACGATTAGTCTCAAGGGAGCCGACAGGCCAGAGACAATGCGTGGTGTGTCCTTGAAGTTTCTCGTGATGGACGAGTACGCAGACATGAAGCCTGACGTATGGGAACAGATACTCCGTCCAGCACTGGCTGACCAAAAGGGATCAGCATTGTTCATAGGTACGCCTATGGGTAGGAACCATTTCTACGAGTTGTACAAGTACGCAGAGTTAGGTGAAGATGAGACTTACAGGGGCTGGCATTTCACCAGCTACGACAATCCAATCTTGGACCCAAACGAAATCGACATGGCAAAAAAATCAATGTCGAGTTACGCCTTTAGACAAGAGTTCATGGCCTCGTTTGAAGCCAGAGGCTCCGAAATGTTTAAAGAAGATTGGGTCCAGTTCGGAGAAGAGCCAGAGGAAGGAGACTACTACATCGCTGTTGACTTGGCTGGCTTTGAGGACGTAAACAAGAAACGGACGAAGAACACTAAACTAGATGAAACCGCAATCGCTGTCGTTAAAGTTGGTACTGATGGTTGGTACGTTGATAACATTATACATGGGCGGTGGGAGCTTAACGAGACTGCCACCAAGATATTTCAGGCCGTTAGAGACTACAGACCCGTTAGCGTTGGTATTGAACGAGGAATTGCCAAACAAGCCGTAATGAGTCCTCTGATGGACCTGATGAAGCGATACGGGCAGTTCTTTAGAGTAGAAGAGTTAACCCACGGTAACAAGAAAAAGACCGACAGAGTGATGTGGGCCTTACAAGGGCGCTTTGAGAACGGATACGTAACTTTGAGAAAAGGAGAGTGGAACTCTAGGTTCTTAGACCAGTTGTTCCAGTTTCCTGATGTTTTAACCCACGATGACTTGGTTGACGCTCTAGCGTACATAGACCAGTTGGCTAAGGTAGCTTACAGCTACGACTTTGAAATAGACGATCACGAGATACTCGACGTAGTAGCAGGATACTAAAGTGACTAAGAGAGTTTACAGGCGGTTAAATACCTACGGAATATACGCAATCAGTGCTGTAGTGTTTTGTACACTAGGGTACACAGTTGCCGTACTTTAAGGAACCTAAGATGGCAGAAGAAATTTATAGCCCAGACCCTCTGATGATTGAGGAGTCTCTGGAAGAGTGGGTGATGACCAAGTGTGAAAACTGGAGAGATCACTATGAATCAAACTACGAACAACGGTTCGAAGAATACTATAGGCTATGGCGAGGTCAATGGGATCCTGCTGACTCCGAAAGAGCATCAGAGCGTTCTCGAATTATCTCTCCTGCGCTTCAGCAGGCTGTAGAGTCTAACGTAGCGGAGTTAGAGGAAGCCACGTTTGGCAGAGGTAAATGGTTTGATATAGTAGATGATATGGAAGATGAGGATAACGAAGATATTCCGTATCTACGTAAAAAACTAGCTGATGATTTTGAGTCCTGTAAGGTACGTAAGGCTGTCGCTGAGTGCCTCATAAACGCCGCTGTGTTTGGCACAGGTATCGGTGAGATCACGCTGGAAGAAATAAAAGAGATGGCCCCAGCTACACAGCCGATCATGGACGGACAGTTGACTGCTGTAGGCGTCAACATTACCGACAGGGTTGTAGTCAAGCTGAAGCCTGTGTTGCCTCAGAACTTCCTGATTGACCCTGTAGCTACGTCTATTGAGGACGCTATGGGTGTCGCTGTAGACGAGTTTGTGTCTAAGCACAGCGTAGAGCTACTACAGGAGCAAGGCGTGTACAGGGAGGCTATGATTGAATCAGCGGCTCCTGACGCAGACCTAGAGCCTGACCAAGACCTCACGATCTACAACGACGACAAGGTACGCCTCACGAAGTACTACGGCCTTGTGCCACGAGAAATGCTTGAGGCTGAAGACGTAGACGTAGAAGAAGACTCTAAGTACGTTGAGGCTATCGTAGTTATCGCCAACGGCGGTACGCTCTTGAAAGCTGAAGCCAACCCCTACATGATGAAAGACAGACCCGTAGTTGCGTTCCCTTGGGACGTAGTACCCGGACGTTTCTGGGGAAGAGGTGTGTGCGAGAAGGGCTACAACAGCCAGAAGGCACTAGATACAGAACTACGTGCACGTATTGATGCACTGTCACTTACTATTCATCCGATGCTGGCGATTGATGCGACTAGGTTGCCTAGAGGCGCTAGGCCAGAAGTTCGCCCCGGCAAGATGATACTAACTAATGGAGATCCCCGTGAAGTACTTCAACCTTTCAACTTTGGGCAAGTGGGGCAAATCACTTTTGCACAAGCCGCTAGCCTTCAACA